TTCTTAGTGATGTACTTACTTAGTGTTGATCCACCAGTTGGTGATAATTCACTAACGTAGTTATCAACTTGATTCTTAGAAGTATCTGTGCCTCCACGAACTTGTGGGTTATCAATTCTATTTGTAATTGTAAACGCAGATACACGCTCTAAATCGATAACAGGTGAAACGTTATCTTGAGAAGAAGTTAAAGCTGCAACTAACTCAAATGATTTAGCACCGCTCATCTTCTGTGTTTCATTAACCTGAGAAGCGATTAAGTATGGTCTATCTACAATATAGTTTTGATTTGCAATGACTTGACGATAATTAACATCTTTAATATATGCCGACTCATTACCTGCTAGTGACTTACCAGTTGTAAGTTTCATTGTAAACGCACAAGAAGTTTCTGGTAAAACAATGTGATTAATAGTTGGTTGTATAACTGTAATTATTTTATTTTCAGTTACAAATACAGCAGTACCACCAGCATTACCAGTTAAAGTAGCTGCAGAGCCCATCGTAATCTTATACCAATCTTGCTCAACATCGTAAATCTGATGTTGGCCATTAACGCTTGTAATTGGAATACCATTTACATCTGTGCCAGAAGCACCAGTAATAATTACATAAGAAGTATCAGTCATACCATGATTAGGATGATAGACTTTTACAACCGCTGAGCCGTTAGTCGTATAGATTGGATTATTTTGTAATCTACGTAGTGGAATTTCTGCGTTATTAAATAATGCTCCACCAGTTACAGAAGTATTAAAACTAGCGCGATACATAATAAACTTCATGTCTGATAATTGATCAGCAGTCCATGTAGAACCATTCTGCGATTTAAATAACGAACCCATATAAGGTTGTTGAGAGATACGGTTACCACTTGCGACATCAAAGCCACCAAGAGTTGCAGTCCATAAGTTATATTGTTGAGTATCGGCTAGAACAACTACGGCGTACTCTACGTTTTCGCGTAAGTAAACTAATGATGGGAATGTAAAGGTTGTTAATGCGCTACCATCATTAGAAATATTAACAGAAGCAGGTAATTTACTTACTTCACCAAAAGGCATAATGATTGATGTTGGATAACCATTTTCAACTGTACGAATTTGAACTGTTACTGGAAGAGTTGCATCTTTAGTGCGGAACGCAATATCAATTTTACTAATAAATGCTCCACCAGGTTGATCAATTGTAAATGTTTGTGCCAATGGATCACGACGTCTAGATGCAATGATTGTGCTTGTTGAAACTGTACGTGTATCTCCTACATCAGTACGAATAAAGTTAGGCTCACGAAGAGCAACTTCTTGGCGTGTTTCTAATAAACCGGCCGCTGTATAATTACGTTCTGTAGATGTTGTAATCTCAATGCTATTAGCAGTAGATGAATCACATAGACGGAAAGTGCGTGTGCCTGTACGGAAACGTAATGCGTCTGTATTAGGAATATAGAATTCACCTTCAATAGTACCATTGGCATCAGTGATTAGAGCATTTGTTCCGGAAGTAATATCGCTTGAAGTTAAGTCTGGATGACGAACTGCATCTGGATTTGGTTCAACATCAACAGCATCATCAATAACTGATGTAAATCCACGTGGCTTACAGAAGTTACCTACATTAACACCATCAAAGAATGGCCATACTCGAGTATTTGGCTTAAGTGCAACTGCTTTGAAACGCACTCTGCGTGAGCGAATAAATGGAACCATTCGAATGTCAATAACACGCTCACCAAGCGATGTTTGGATTGTGTCTGGAGCTACTGATGTACGAATGCCTGAACGAGCTTGCGCAGATTGAATTGTCTCAACTGTATCAATAGTAGTTGCTGTTAATTGTTGAGTAACAGTACGGCCAGTCCATTGTGTTTGCCATTCATTCCAAACAGTTCCTAAAACACCTGATTCATCAACTAAATTCTCAACAACTGTGAATAAACCTTGATTATCAACAATAAGATCTGGACGAGTTTCAGTGTCTTTCCAATCATCTCCTGAAGGAGATAGAGTTAAATCACCAAACCAAGTGAAGACTAAGTATGGGTTGACGTTAACTGTCTCAGAAGCGTATGGTTGACTAATAATAGGTGTATGTGTATATGGTAATGTTACTAAATCACCAGTACGTTGTACGTTAACACCTGCACCATTGTATTCTAAACGAATAGAGTCTTCATAAAACTGTGGGCGACATTCGCCGCTTTCAGCATCAATAGAAACATGATAATCTGGATTACCAGAGTCACCTACATTATGCCCATAGAATGGATCAACAACGAAACCGTTTTTAAAGCGATCAACGTTAGTTACAGGATTAAGAATCTGTAAGTCAGCAGTTTCTTTCTCTAATAGAGATAGAGAAGTATAGTATTCAAGATTTTTGATACGTGATTCTAACTTACCAATATCACGCATTGTGTAACGTTTGTTGTCAATGATTGTTGGAATAACATCACTTGGTCCAAACGTATATGGTTTTAGATATAATCTATAAAGAACCATAGCGTCGTCTGGATCACGTGGCGTAGTTGGTTCTAAAGCTGAAACACCTTTAACTACTCCAAAATTACCCTTAAAGTCAATGTATACTTTATCAATACGAGCCAAATAATATTGTAAATCGGCACGAACTGCATCACCTACTTTAACAATTTCAGAGATAGAAGCTCCAGTACCATTAGTTGTACCAGCATCATTAACAAACGATGTGCCATCATCACGTACGCGTGGACGGAAGTCTAGACAATCACGCAATTGATAAACTGTATCTTTTGACGTAAATGATGGGATATTATCGTATGCAATTTGACCAGTGTATGAGTCTGCAGAGAAGTAATCACCAGCGCCGTGAGAGAAATATTTAAACTGTACTAATAAACGACCTGTTGGTGCAGAGTAACCAGGCTTAAGAATAATACGACCTAAATCATAGAAGTTATCGCGCTGTCCACTATCAAGTGTGTAACGATCTGTTACGTCAGTATGAGATGTAGTAGCTGCAGTGCTTAAGTCTGGAGACATATAAACTTTAGTTAGTTCATAGATATCAGATTTGTATAATAAATCTGAGTTGCCTGGTGTAGTATTAGGTGTGGCAATTGCAATAGATGTAGTTGTTAAAGTCTTTGATTTTTCTTGAGCAGAAGACTTATACACTGTAGCAACAATTGTGAATGCTTGCGTAGTAAGACCTAAGTCATTAACGCGAACTAATAAGTTCTTACCAGTTGGAGTACCACCAATTGTAACACGGGCCGTACCATCAGAATGTAATGAACTTAAATTGATTGTAGCGCCAGTTGAATCAATTGACATTGCATAGTCAACTGCTGAATATGGGTTAAGGAATTGTTCGTTAACACCAGCAGTTAATGAAGCTTGACCTGATGATAATGTACCTTTATAAACACGACGTACATAATAGTTAGTATCAATTGATCCATCGGCCGAACGAATAGTCTTAATTGTATCATAAGGCATTTGCACAATTAAAGTATTTGTCGAAGAGTCTTTAAGTTGTGCAATATAAGTTGTAGAACCTGAAACTAAATCTACAACTCCATCAAGAACAATATCAGCAGTAAACACCGGAGTTTCACCACTATACATTGACTTAACGTCTTTGAATAGTTGCCCAGTATTCATCTTAATATCAAATAAGAAAATCTTGTATTTTGTAGTACCTCGACCAGAGACGATTTCACCAACAGTACCAGAGTGGTATTCAACAACACGAATACGTGCTGTACCAATCTCAGCACCAACTGAGTTACCACGACTTGTATTTGTAGCAACTGTTCTTAAAGATACTTTTAAGAATGATGAAATATTAGGTAAATTATAAATGTTATCTACAATAACATATGAACCAAGTGAGAATGGAACTGCAACGTTATTAACTTGTGCAGCATCACGAGCTTTATCTACTGGAACATAGTTTGTTGTAAGTGTTTCTAATTCAAAACCACGAACATAAGCTTTGCCTGGTTCTAAACCAATGGCAACTTTAGATTCTAAACCACCTTCAGACGCTGGGTATACACCACGATTTGTACCATCATTTAAATGTTCGCGTGTGTTAATACGGAATGGGCGAACAACGTAGTTGCCTGACTCATCGTACGTACGACGAGCTAATGTTTCTTCTAAGATATTATAGTTAGTATTAATTGATAATTTAGTAACTGAGCCATATTCAATTTGCATTAACTGAACAAAGTTAGTAAGAGCCGTATCAGTTAAAGTACGCTGAGCTAGTCTTAATTCAATATAGTAACGGTGAGCACCAGGCGCAGTATAGTTAGGTGTACCAGCAGCATTGTCTAGAATATTTGGACGAGTAAGAGGATCTGGGAAAACAGTATTAATGTTTTGCGGAGTAACTTTTTCTTCATAAACATCAAAACCAACTTTAGCACTGGCTGTTTGCGTATACTTAGAAATAATTAAACGCTGAGATTCAACTTTACAGAAAGTTTTATTAACATAGTAGATACCTGAGTCAACAGTTACAGATGTACCATAACCAGTTGCAGTAGTTGTATTCTCAACACTAGCTGTATAACCTTCGGTACCTGAGAAAGTTAAGACTTCATTTTGCGCAGCAGTTTTAGAGATATTATCTGTAGCAGCTGTGTTATACTTAACGAAAATAGTTAGAGGATCTGAAACTGTTCTAGCAGTTGTAGCTACAACAACGCCAGTAATACCAGATGTACCACCAGTAAAAGTACGACCAACTAAATTAGCTCTAAATGTTTCAACGTTAGTACCACTACCGTTTGTATCTTGAAGTTTAATGAATGAGAACTTATCATCAAATGTTAAGTGGCCTGGAATAACCATCGCACCTTCTTCAAAAAGGTGTTCACCTAGGCGTCCAACTTGGTTTTGTAATATTGTTTGAAGCTGTGTTAGTTCACGAGCTTGAACGGCCACGCCAGGACGAAATAGAACTCGATAAAACTTGTTCTTTTCATCAAAATCGTCATAGTATGGACCGACGTTAAAATTCAGAGCCATTTAATATTTCCTTAAAATTCTACTACTAATTTAATATCTTCTGTTTGATCTACAGCTCTTGAAACTGGTGATCTATTTTCTAAATACAAGATCTTACCGCTGAATGGTTGTACTTCAGGATTTCCTAAAGCTGAAATAGTAGCTGATACTGAGCCAACTGTAATTGTACCACCAACTGTAAATGCTTTATAACCAGTTGATTCGTTTTGGTGATAACGAATAATACCATTAGTAGCATCTACTGAGTCTACAACTGCACTAGCGCCTGTAGAAGATTGCGTAATAATATTATCTGGTGTAAGTGTACCACCAGTTAAACCAGTGTAAGTAATTGTTCTTGCTACATATTTAGTAGTAGCTGTAGCAACAGTTGTTGTGCCATAATCATATGGATCAATTACTAAACCAATTTGACGATAATCATTATCAACGTTAAAGTCACCAGAACCATCAGCGCCGGCTAAACGTACGTTAAGCATTGTGTAAACACCATTTAACTCAGCAACTGGATCAGCACCGTGGCCATTTCCTGGCGCAACAATTGCTCGTGCTGTTGCATTAGTAGTTGCTCCACCACCAGTAATAGTTATTTTAGCATACTTATAGTTTGCGCCAATTGATGTTAAGAAGATTGATGTAACTACACCACCAGAAACAACAGCCGTTGCTGCAGCACCTGCACCATTACCATCAATTGTAACTGTTGGTGTTGATGTATATCCAGCACCACCGTTAATAATTTTAATACGATAGATCGCGCCTTTAACCGCAGCTTGTTGTACGTTCCATTGAACCGTACCGTCATCGCTTGCTAATGTACGAACAGGTAAGAATGTAGAAGTTAAGAAACGTGTAACGTCGTTACCAGTTAATGTGTACATAAACTTCCATAGGTAACCATCAGTCTCTTCATCACCACCACTTGCAGCAGGGCGTGGATCAAGTGCTAACGCTTGCCCAGTTGGCTTAACAACTGAAGGACCAGAACCTGCTTTTAAACATTTGTAAACGTTAAATTCGTCAGTAATAACATAATAACGTTTAGTTGTTAGTGTATCGTCTTGATCATCGTACTCAGCGTATGTTTGACCAGAGATCCAAGAGTAACGAGGTACAGTTAATGTCGTATCAGATAAACCAATCTTTTTCATCGCTGACATTTTTTGCCAAGAGTCAGTTAAGTCTCCTTGACGATCTTTAGGTGTTGGAATAGCTGTATCATCATTTAGTCCTGTAGTTGAGTTAACCCAAGGTTCAGATCTACCAACAAACATATAAAGACTTCTTGTATTAACATCTGACAAGAAACCTTTTGCATTATCTAAACGAAAATTTGAAGTAATAATTGCGGCCATTTTTTAAGTTCCACTTAAGTTAGTGTTGTTCCTATTATTTATCCATCTTTTAAGAAGGATTTGTGTTATCAGGTGCTTCTACTGTTGCTGGGTGGACAAAGTTAGTATCCTCGCCAGAAATAGCGTCTCCAACCTTAACATCATAGTAGTTATAGATTGGCGATAAGTTTGTAGACTCTGTTTGATCAAAGTGTCTAAATGTTGGACCAGCTTTGATATTGTTAAGAGTAGTAATCTCTTTATTAACGTTCGTCTCAACATGCTCTAAAGGTACCTTAGCAATAGTTGTTGTAATTACTAATGGTGGTATATCAGTTGAACCGGCATCACGAGGTGTAAGTCTCATTGTACCACTTGCAAAGCTTTGAATAAGAATCTCACCAAAGAAACGGAAACCCGCTGGATGAAGAATCTTTTTAACATAGTCTCTCCATACTCCAAGGCCTTGACCGGTCTTAATTACGTATGAGAATGACTGATAATAATATGAGTCTTGAATGTATTTAGTATCACTCAAGAATCCATCGTTTGTCAACCACTTTTGCGTTGCTGCATTCCATTTACCATCAGAAGGTTTAAGAATATCTACACGAGGATAATACAATTCAATCTGTTCATCAAATAAAAGACTAAATCCAGAAACAAACGATGGAATAGATCCACGTGATCTATATAAATCTACAATGTGTTTATATAGTTTTCTTTTATCGGCTTTTAATAATTTAGGTACGTTCTGAGCAAACTCACGCTGTAAGTAGTCAATAAATTCTTCAGAGATTGCATCAATATCGCGTAAGTATAATAGTTGATCAATAGCATATGCTGGGCCATTGGTTTCTTCCATGTATTGATAATAGCGCTTGAGAAAAGCGACTAACTGTGGATTAGCCTCAACTAAATGACTAGGTAAAACCGATGTGACTTTATATGACATATTAGTGACGTGATGTTACAGTGTAGCCAATACCGGCGATAGTACCACCAGTTGCGATAGTATCAATTTCAGGTGTAACTTTAACTTGATTCATATTAACAATAACTAATTGATTGCGTTTTGGTGCAATATCAAATGAGTTTGGTTTACCATAGATTGAGATTGTACCTTTAGTTGTATCATATGCTGTAATATTAATACCATCGAAAACAACGATACCATTAGTTACATCAACATAACCAACTTCAGGATTAATAATCTGTTCTTCTTCACCAATCATTCTATATGATTTAAGTTTATATAAACCATCTGCATAAGAATCTGTATAGTTTTTAATTTTTATTGCAACACCATCGATTGTAAACTCATCAGTATCAATGATAGATTCATTTGTGTGCTCAGAATATAATGGTGCTGAGAATTCTACTTCATATCGTGCAATTGAGTTAAGAATTGGTAAGAACTTCTTTTCCATGTTTGAACGAACAACTGAGTTAAGAATAGAAGC